TCTTTTACTAAGTCAGCAAGGTCTACTTCCCATTTACCTGAAGCAGTATTAAAGATAAAACCTTTTTGTTGGTCTAAATCTTTTTTTGCAACAAATTTAGGTAATGCAATTTTAGAACCATCAGCATTAGTAATAGATAATGAACCATCATCATTTTGTTTAATATGACCAAACTTAGTCATAGGGATAGTAACTTTAGAACCATCGGATAAATCTAAACGAAGTTCTAATGCACCAGTTTCTGCATTTGGTAATACAGCAAAACCTTCAACACCTTTAAGGTCATCAATCGCTTTTTGTAATGCTTTGTCTTTTGCTTCAAGTTCAGCGATTTTTAAATCGTATTCACATGAAGTAATAAACTTACACCAACCAGCTTCTTTTGAAGGATATACTGGATTTTCACATTCTACTTTACAACCACATGGGTCACATGGATTAGCTTCTTTTTTATGGAGAGATGCTTCGATAGCTTTTGTTGCTGCCCATACTACACCATCTTTTTGAACCACTGCACCAGCTTCATAGTTTTCATAAGCACTGAATTCTGGAATACCTTTTTGGAATAGGTATTTTAATAAAGCACCTTGATAGAAGAATACAGTATTCAAGTCTTTAAGTTGTAAATCACCTTCAAGTGATTCCAAACCATATTCAAAGTTTTTGTTTGCAATATCTTCAAAAGATTCTTTAGGAACTACTACATTAGTACCAAATCTAACTGGTAAGTAATCACCTTGCATTGCATTTTTACCAAATACTTTGATGATATCAGGACGTTTAATTTGCATATTTAATTACCTGTTTATGAGTACTTGAAATATTTGATGGACGTTGGTTTGTAGCTTTTACGATTAAACGAGTAGAAAGCGTTCTCGGAACAGTCTCTGCTACAGGTTCTGATACTACAACCATCTTCGCATCCACATCTTTGTGTTGTTCTGCACGGTGTGCAACAACTACGAGTGGGCTGGCAACTGAGGACGTATACGACTTTTCTGATACGGTTGCACCCACAACTTCTTTGTGTTGGTCTACAGCACATCTTGAAACTCCAAGAGGATTTAGTGTGTTGCTACTATCTACAACTACTGGATAACTCATTAAGCTACCTGCAGAAGCTGCATCATGGATAAAATCACCTACAGTTCCTTTCATACCTAAATGGAAACCACTTACACTAAACTCAGGGAAACGATATTGTTTTAACGCTTCTACCCATGCCTGTTTAACAGGACCAATCGGTAAACGTTCTACCATTCTTAGTAGAGCTTGATGTAATTCTGGATAACCGGCTAAAGAACTATACATGCTCCATTCTACCCAACCATCTGGAATAGATTCGGTTGAAAGAATATGAACCAATGAACCAATAGGTAATTCTTTGTTAGTGTTTGAACCAGTACCAAATCTATTTGAACCTAAAACTTTATATAGCTCTGGATAAATAACAGGACTGAATTCAGCACCTTCTACAAAGTCCATATAACCATCTAATTTAGTAGTTACTGGAACAGTAAGAATTGTACCTACAGGATTAGTATCTTTAGGTTTACCATTAGGATAATCATTGTGGTGTGATGCATTTGGTTCAATTACAAATCTTCCCCAATGAGAAGTTTGTGAAATATGTTTCACATTATTGTCAGTAAGAGATACATACAATGCACCTTCATACGTCACAATAGAACCTTTTGAATAAGCAACATTCAATGAAAATTCTGGTACACCTCTGTGGAACAAATAACTCATGTTACTTGTTACAAAGTTTAATGCACCATTAAATAATTCAGGGGTAACTTTTTCTGCACCTGTTTCATACGCAACTTTGTCTGACAAAGCAAATGCTTGCTGAGATTCAGAAGGAAGATACTCACCTTTTACGTTGGTTCTTTTACCTAATTTTGCTAACTTAGCAAAGATAGGGAATTCACCTAAAATACGATTTAACATTAGGCAGCTCCTTCTTTAAGCAAACGTTCTTGATTAGACTTCATCACGTTAAGAACATTATTTGCAGGAAGTTTATAATTCAAACGTTGTCTATTAACGTCTTCGTTATTTCCCCATTTTTCAGATTCTTTAATCTGTTTTAGTGCCTTAGCACTGGCTTCTTCTGAACCAAGGAATAAAGCATTAGTCACTGCATCACTTGCTTTAAGATGCTCTAACAAGAGTTTATTTTCATCTTGTACTTTAACAGCATCTCTTAACACACGCATACCATGTTCAAATTCTGCATGTTGTCTTTGCATTGACTCGCTATATTCAACAATATCATTTTTGTATCTTGTGTAGTCTTCACACAAACTAGCTTTGTATTCTTCAATCAAACGGGTTAAACCACATTCATATTGAATATACATATCTTCTAGTTGTTTAACATTGCAGTTAATCATCGCCATTGCATCTTTGAAAGATACTTCATGATGACGAATCTTTTCTTCAATGTCGTCTAATTGACACACAAAATCTTCAATACGTGGTGCTAATTCAGAGATTACCGGCAAGTTACTTTGAATAGAAACAATAGAGTTCAACGCTTCAGATACTCTCATAATATCACCAAGATATTTGCTGAGACCTTCTAACTTGTACATCTCTCTGCCCACTGTATCAACAGTACGGAGATTCTCTGCGATAAACTTTAAAGTTCCTAAATGGAAATACACTTGCTGAACCGTAGAAAAAGCATCAGGCGTAAATTGATGTGATACTAATTGATTTGGTTCGTTAAGATTGTGCATAGGCGGATGTCTATGAAACATTATAACCACCCTCTTAACTTTGGTCTAATATTAGTACCTACTGTTGTTACTGTACCAATACCTTGTAATTTAAGCTCTTCTGTAAGTGTTTTAAACTTAGCAAATAGAGCATTGCTTTCCTGTAAATGCTCACCACCCATATTCTGCAACACCAAGCAAGCAACATAAGTTTGTAGAGCTGTCCTGTATGAAGATGGAATGGATATAGGATACTCACTACTCATTGGTTCTGTTAGTGGAATTTCTGGATGTTTTGCCTGATACTTAATCACTAAGTAATTTTCTGGAGTTCTCCCATTGACTTGAACACAGTTGTATTCTGGAGTGTGGATTGAGAACGAACCATAATCATCATTGATAGCGTATTCTCTACCTTGTGTAGAGTGTACCGACAAAATATGAAGGACATCATTTTGGAATGGTTTCTCTACTGTATCCATGATGTAACCACCATTTCGGATAGAATAGAAATCATCGAGATAGTATCGAGTTATACCATCTCTCAACTGAATTATCACTTCATTTTGCTTTAGAGGAAAATTGGAATAGAAGTATTCAAGCCCTTGATTTAAAGCTTGAATCACTTGCGGCACTCTATCAGGATTCAACTCCCAAGCACCGATTGGAACAAGAGGTGAACTTTGTAATTCACCTAATGCAATAGATTGTAAGAAATCTTTTAACTTCACCATAAAACTTATACCAAATAATCATTTAATCTATAATTACTATCCGTATTGGTTTCATTGAAGAATGGGTCAATATCGTCCATTTCTTGTGAAGTCCCTTTACCGAGATTAGCTTGTTGTTCGGAAGGATAAACTATTACCATTTGGTCAAGCTGCGATACCATATCTATCGCATCATCATGTACTGCTTTAATACCATCAATAGTAACAGTAGAAAGCTCTTCGAGCAGTTCCTGTATTAAAATACTATCTTTTAAATCTTCTGGCAAGAAAAATTTACCTTGTTTAAATACAGGTTCAGTTAGTCTAAATCTATCCATCTTATTGGTTCTAACTGCAATACCTTCTTTCGTACTCTCTCTTCCTTTAGCGATTGTAAACCATACGTTACGTCTCAACATCTCATCTTTAATCAAAGGAACAAAACCACCTTGCTGACCAGTAACCTCAATACCTACTGACATTGGATTATACTTTGTTACAAACTCAAATATCTTATTAAACGTATCATTCATTAAGAATCTTCCTAATGCACCATCTACCAAATATCTATTTTGTTTGTGGTCTACTGCCCATACACCAATTACAGTATAGTCTGCTTTTCTGTGAGTACTTGTTGCGAAGTCAGTAGTAATATACCAGTTGTATCTTCGTTTGTTTTCAAGTATCTCTTTTCTTTTAAACCAAGAAATATCACTATCTAAAATTACACGGTCTTCATCACTTGCAATACGCAGCATCAACTCTTGGTTAAAAGCTTTTACCCTTCCTAGTTTTACTGCTTTTTCATATTTATCCATCATCTCATCATAAGAGAAACGTTCTTTCCAAGCACCATTAAACTCATTTCTAGCACAAGGAAAGTGAGTACACATTGGATAAACATTAGCTTCCCATGCACCGGATTCAATCGCTTGGTACAATGGGTCAGCTTTGTTAAACGGAGTACCAGAGAAAATAATCTTATTTCTTTTCGGGTTCATCGCATTATCGACAGCTTTGTATATCAAGTCATATACTTTCTCTAACTGTATTTTAGAGTTAGCCATCTCATCTGAAATCAAGTCATCAAGTATTGCTAATACAGGACGGTCACCATTACGTTTAAAACCACGCACACCAGAACTTGCACCAAACAACTTCACATAAGTCTCTTTACCTTCAATGTTCTTAAACACTAACTCACTATCTGTAAACTTAGCTTCAGGAATATATTGTTGTAAAAATTCAGAGTGGTT